TTTACCAATACTGAACCTGACCTATTCATATACTCTTGAAAGCACATCATAAACGTGCCTTTGATTTCATCTCTTAATAAGTGATTGACTAGTTTTTCTTTTTTGATTTTACCTGCTAGTTGGGTACTCCAGTCTACCGTTGTCTGTTCTTTTTCATCAAATACATTATTAATTTCATCAATAAAATTTTGTGGCATTTCAAACTTGACAACTATTTCACCAAGTGTTAATACTGTTGTTTTTACTTGTTCGCTCATAATTTTAGTTTCCTTTTCAAAGTCATTTTGTATTTTGTCAAGTTATAGTTTAGAAATGCTTTATATCTAATCATTCTATCATATAGTTTTGGCCACAATACCTTTTCGTTTATATTTTTATTTAGTTGTTTTGTAAATGATAATATTTCATCAAGTATCAAAACAGTTTCAAAGTTAATCTTTTTAGACAGAAACATTTTCAGAATAGGTGGGTGTTGACCATTTACTGATTTAAATAAATCATCAAACTTATAATCTTGTTCTAAAATATAATCAATGTCTTGTTCATAATAATAATGTAATGCCTCTATCTTTTTTGACCATTGTTTATAATTATCATCGCCAGTTTTGCCAATGATGTCGCCAACCCATAAATTAGTATTAGTAACAAAATTGCTAACGAAGTAATCAACAATAGTGTTATTGTTATAAGATTTACTAAGCTTATGAAAGAAATACCTATCCCTTCTTTTAGTAAAGGTCTCCAGTCTTGCAGTTGTTTTACCGAGGTGTCTATGAAAGTCATAAGACCTTCCTTTACTTGTGAAGTGGAGCTTGACTGCCAGATAGATTTTATATACTTCAAAACCATTCACTTAACTATAATATTCTTCCTCAAGATATCTTAACATTGTTTCAGGATCTGAAACTTCGTAAGGATCATCATCACTTGAAAAATTATTCATACCTGGTTCTTCATTAATCTTTTTTATTTGACGATTATCTACAAATGCTGAGTATCGCCAGCTTCTCATACCAAAACCTTGTTTAGGTTTATTGACTAACATACCCATTGTACCTGTGAATACGCCATCACCGTCTGGTATCATTTTTAAATTTTTGATTTTTAAATCTCTTGCCCAGGCGTTCATAACAAAAGCGTCATTTACTGATATGCAATACACATCATCAACACCTAATGCTTTAAATTTATCATATGCTTCATCATATGCTGGTAGTTGTTTACTTGAACAAGTTGGCGTAAATGCACCAGGTAAACTAAACATAACTATTTTTTTATTTCTAAATAAATCGCCACTTACTACATCTTCCCATGATCCACCTACAAAAGTACAACCACCCTTTTCATCATCATCACCATACCTAAATTTAAATGTGTGATAATCAACGACATACTCTCTTGACATCATTGTACTCCTGCTGCCTGTAATAATACACCACCTACAATTGTAATGGCATATGCTGCTAAAACTATTTCTATCATAACGTCTCCTATATTGGTAACTTTGCTGTTTTTTCTTTTAGCATATTAAGACTTTGTGCCTCATATGCCACTTTTTCTTTTAGTGTTTTATTAATTAAACCTTTTGTATTACTAGGATCAATACCGTTTTCTGAGCAGTATGCTATTATAGCATCCATATAACTCATTCTTTTATTCTTTACCATATCTTCGATTAGTAACGCAAATTTATTAGGTGTAATTATCATTTATTTTATTATACTATAATTTAAATTTCTTGTCAAGCTCTTGAAGTGTGATATACTCTAGGTTATCACAATCTTCCCATTCTTCTACTCTAACGTTGATCACCTCATCTTCAGGATTAACTTTGTAAAATTTTACATCTTTGAATTTATCAAATGTATTTTTATGTTGTTTTATCCAGTTATATATTTCGTTAGGATTATCAGGTCTTGCCAAATCAGCGTCTTTTGTGGCATAACAATCGGTGCCTGCATATACATTATTTATCTTATTATCTTTAGAATATAGGTCATGACCGATAATATATATTTCTTTTGCACCTATTTCACATGAAAGAAGTATTGATCTTGAACCTGTTGCATAAGCAAAACCATCTACTTCTGGTTCTATATTATAAACATAATCTTTTTTTGTGCCAGTAACATAAGTGATACCTGGGTTTTTACCCATGCCTTGTATGAAAGTAAATACACCATCGGCACCATGATATACTGCCTCATCACAACCTTTGAACTCTACATCAACTCTACCTTTCTGTGTCATCAACATAGTTTCAGCAACAGCACTAGGTATTGGTGTCCAGTAACCTAGATAACAGATATTTTCAAAAGCATAACCTGATCTGTAAACTTCATGATTCATTCTTGAATCTAGGGCGACAAGTATATCGGGTGTAAAATCACGATAGATCGCATTACACCCGACTACTGTTCCCTTCTTCTTGAATTTGTCAACATCTAATCCTTTTCTTGAATTACCATTGCCAAAACAAAAATGAACGTCATGAAATAAAGACATTACTTCAAATCGTTTTTTCTAATTGTGGGATTATAGATTTCTCTTGCGGCGTCTGAACCAGACATATAACCGATTGCATAGGCACACATAACTAATATACCTATGGGTAGTAAAATTTCAATTACTTCTAACATAATATACTCTCCTTTGGTGCCAGTTTCTGTTGCAAGGCACTGGCGGGCCCCTAGCAACCTAGGCTGCTAATGCAAAGTTATTATAGTTTGCGTTTATTAAATTTTAAGTCTTCCGACTACCTTTCTCCAGCACGATTTCTCACAATGGTCGATCCTATTTCGCCCCCTTATAGGTCTATTTAGGATTGGTGGAGGCGCAGGGTATCGCACCCTGGTCCCTACTGTGTACTCTCATTACCTTCACTGAAAGATTTATTAACGATATCAAGTAGAGCGTCTGTATCAAACTTCCACTGCATACCGTAACCCATTAAGCAAGTTTCGCCACTCTCAACAACTGTTAAGAACATTGAACCTGAATCTGTTTCTTCACTATACCAAAAAGATACCCATGCTATTGCTGCTGTGTTTGGATCGCCTTTTGATTTTACATCTGCCCATGCTATAGGTATTTGCTTAAATGTATTTGTTGCATGACCATAGACAGCTGTTGCACTACCACAAAATATTGGCGACATTGTTTGTTTCATTGTTCCTGGTGGGAACATAGGATGCTGATCTGCTTTTGCTGTATTTGTTATTGAATAAATTATGCCTATGACTAAAAGTATTATGAATATTATTGTTAATGCTAGTATATGTTTAATTATGTTTTTCATTGAATTCCTTAATCGCCGTTTTTAGTAAAGGTAAATAATCTCTTTTATCTTTGATAAATGTTTGAACAGCACCGTCTTCGGTTACGATTAAGATTACAACTTGTTCTATAGGTTGTAGGAATCTTTCTTCATACATTTCACAATAGGCAGAACCTTGTATAAAATAGTTCTCTACCCATTCTTCTTTCTTCTCTTTTGTAGAAGTTTTGAAATCTATTACAGATATTTTGCCTTTGTACTCGGCAATACAATCTACACGACCTGCAACGCCTAATTTATCGCTATACAAGCCACCTTCTTGTATTCTAATATTATTTATATTATCAAGCTCAGATTTCATAGTAACAAACAATGCGACAGGAAGCACATCTTGTTTAGAAAGTTCTTCGTTATTTAAATAATTTTCTATCAATGTATGAACAGCAGTTCCTCTACTCGCTGCTTGCCTCATGACTTGATTTGCTACATCATTACCAACTGACTCACGCCACTTGACTATGCCTTCTTTGTTTCTATCTGATAAAACAGTTGTGATTGATGGATACTTGTTGCCCTCAGGCGTAACATAAAATCTTTTACCTTTGATACTTTCAGTTGTTATTTCTGGTAGTTCACCATTTAACTTAACATGATCAAAGTTTTTCATGTCATGGTTTTGCTTTAAAAATTCATACATCTTATTCATAACTGCTATTATAACAGTTTAGATGTGGATTGTCAAGCTAACCTCTTGTAATTGCTACTATTTTTTTAAGTTGTGCTTCGATTACTTCTGCTCTGTTTGGCCAGTGTATGTATGCTTCTGGTGACTTTGCTAACTTTACTAATAACGGTATGATAAGTTTCTCTAACTGTTTGAACTTTTCAGCACTTTCTTTGTTTAGATTATCTTTTCTTAAATCGTATTCATCATCCATTTGTTTTTTAGCGATGTTTAGTTCAGTTTCATTTTTATTTGTAATCTCACTTTTTGCTGAGTTTACTGCTGAATATATTTTATCTAACTTATTTTCAAGTCTGCTTACCAGTTCGCCAGAAACTGCTTTAGCAGTTCCTTCAGCAGTTTGTTTTACTACTGTTTCTGTTTTCTTTGCTGTGTCTGATGGTTTTTCAGAAACTGAGGTGAAACCCCAATCGCCACCTGAATCAAAACCATCTAAAAAATCTAAATCTGCCATACTACTATTTATCTACCTCCACCCTTTCTCATTCGGGTTCTGTGTTTTTTTCTCACTCTCTCTATTTGTGTATCTTTTATTGATCTTTTACCATATCTACTTGCAAGAGGACTATTAGGATGTGCTTCTGATACTTTAGATAAAACTTCTTTGAAACCACTATCAGTTTTGCCATCAACTGAACCAACACTTGATACTATATTCATTTGTGTAGGTGGTAAAAGTGATATGTGTTTCTTCTTTGTAAACTTTTCCATATCTGAAATTGACATATAATCTTCAAATTCAGTTTTTGTTTTACTATTATAAAATCTATACGTTGGCATTTTCTCGCTGTCTCCATTCTTTTCTCATCTGTATGTATTTAGGGTCTGTGGTGACACGGCTTCTTGCGTCTTTAAATATCTTTGCTGACTTTGCTTTATCACTTGTT